AGGTGTAGACATTGTAAACTGTCTTATTTTTGAGTTCGTACTTTGATAAACTGTGTATAAATACACACCATTTTTTGAAAGGCAGCAATCAACTATACTGCTCATATAATTAGAATTTATACTCGAAGGTGTTGTGCTTTCTAATGCAGCCGTTGTATTAAAAGTTGATCCTACTGTAGCAAGCCCTGCCATAGTCAACCCACTAGCATCACCTGCGGATTTCAGCCCAAACATCTGCCAACTACCTGCGGCAATCGTAGATTTATCAGTAAATGCAGAGCCGCCTGTTGTGCTAAACGCACCGCCAGTAGACGTAAGAATTACATCACCGCCATTGCCAACTATTCGCTTGCCTACGTCTGTACTTGCGAATGAGCCAGAGCCTAGAGCTAAGACATCTGTACCGTTTGAAAATTGGTACATTTTACCTGCACCGCTATTACCACATCCAAAGTAAACTCTTGTTTCAGTGCTATCTATAAATATTCCATGAGGGCTAGTACCTGAAGTAATGCTTGTAAAATCTGCAAAAACATTTGCATAACTTGCAGTAGATAAATCCCATGCAGTGCTTAAATTGTATTGAAATAATTTACCGTTACCACTGCTGCCACCAAGTAAATACATTCTTGTGCCAGTTGAATTAAATTCAATTCCATGTGGTCCGTTATCTTGAGAAGCAGAAGCAAAACTAGACGAGTAACTTGCTGTACTTAAATCCCATGCTGTAGACAACGTATAAATAAATGTAGCGTTTCCATTACCACCAACAACGTATGCAACCGTTCCATCAGACTTGAAACGCAAACCTCTTGGTGCAGTTTCTTGACTAGCAACATTAAGTTTATTGGCAGAATTTAGTGTAGCAGTGCTTAAATCCCATGCTGTTGATAAACTATAAGACCTAATATTTCTGTTGTATTTGCCAACAATCCACAAAATAGTTCCATCTGGTTTGAAAACTACATCAGTAGGATCAGTTTCACCTGCGGCACCTGTGGAAGTTAAAGAACTACTCGACCCATCCCAAGTAGCAGTACTTAAATCCCATGCCGTAGATAAAGAATACTGATAAATATATGAATTTGTTTCGCTACAAATATACATTTTTGTGCCATCAGATTTAAAGAACGGACTTGGTCTTGGGCCATAAGTATTAATATCTAAAGCAGAACCAACTTGGGTAAGAGAAATACTAGTATTAGCTACACTGCTATGCGTAAGCGTCACATTTGCAGCCGTATTGTGAAAGTCATAGTTCGATGCTGTAGAGTTTACATCCCAGTTACCCTTCGTTGATACGCCTGTTTGTGGTACTTCCTTTGTAACTGATACTACTGGCCCTACAGTTACATTAGAGCTTAGTGTTATATCAGCCGTTTCGTTTTGAGCAAACGTCTTTGTAAGAGTACCTTTAGTCGGGTCAGTATTAAGCGCAGAATTAAATGCGGTTACTGTTCCACTGTCTATACTTGCTATGTTTTTTAATTCACGACTGTTGCTTACAACTTCTGTGCCGCCTACTTTTAATCCCATCTTCGTATCCTTACTAGGTGATTGTTGCGTTAGCGTTTACTGCACCAACAACATCTAAGTTGCCGTTAGCGTCAAGTTTCATTTTATTAACACCGCCTGTAGCGAAATACAATGATCCACCACTTTCGGTTACTGTCCAGTTACTTCCAAGTACTACTCCACCAGAGCTATTTTCATTAACTAGCTTTACCCAGTTACCTGCGTGAGCAAAATAGCCTTTCCCTGTACCATGTACGTGTGCAAACATTCCGTGATACGTGCTTGCTGATGGGAGATCCGATTCTTGTGAATATACATTTGAGTACGTAATCTTATTACTACCAAAGTCATAGTCACCAGAAGTCTCTGGACTAACTAATTGTACCCAATTTCCTGCATGTGCGAAGTACGCTTTCCCTGTACCATGTACGTGTGCAAACATTCCGTGATATGTTGAAGCAGACGGTAAATCGTTTAAGTTGTTGTACATATTGGAGTAAGTTATTTTGTTACTTCCAAAATCTACATTTCCTGTAAACGTAGCCCCACTTAACTGTGCATATCTTGCATCAGATTGTGTTTGAGTATACATATTTCCTAAAGTAAAAGTGCCGTACCCTACAATAGAAATAACATCGTTAGTAGATGCAGCCGTTCCTAAAACTACTGTTGTACCGTTTGAAGCTGTAAAATCTGAGGGTGCTAACTTGATACCATTCATATAGACATCTACAAAGCCAGGATCATAGGTAGCAGGAAAGGTTGTAGTAGATCCATTATAAGAACCAGATGAAGTTCCAACAACATAGTCTTCTCTATCGGATGTACCATTTACTGAGGAACCTGCAGCTTGCCAAGCACCACCTGTAGAGTATACATAAAGAATGTTTACTGACGTATTAAAATAGAGAGCACCTGCAACTAGGGCGTCACCGTCATTGTCCACTGTGGGAGCCGAAGACTTAGGGCCAAGGTATCTATCATCAAAGTCATCAAAAGAAGCTGCTGCAGATGTAGCACTTGATGCTGCAGAGGTTGCACTCGATGCAGCAGCAGTTGCTGAGTTAGCTGCATTTGTTTCACTAGTTGCAGCAGCAGTTGCTGAAGATTGTGCCTGAGCAGCAGATGTAGAAGCGTTTTGGCTGCTTCCAAATAAACCATCTACGTAGGTTTTGTTTGTAAGGTCAGGTCCGTTTGAAGGGGTGTAGGTAGTCGTAATCTTTTGACTACCCATGTCAATAGCACCTGTTAATGTGCCACCTGCTAACGGTAAGAATGTATCAGTTGTATACTTTTTAGTTGCTGCATCTTGGTTAGCTGTAGGGTCACCTAAGCCTGTAATCTTGTTTGTACCCATAGCTATAGCACCAGACATCGTACCACCTGCAAGTGGTAGCTTGGTAGCTATAGAGTTTGTAATAGTTGTGCTAAAGTTGGCATCGTCACCTAATGCTGCAGCAAGTTCGTTAAGAGTGTCTAGAGTTCCTGGTGCTGAATCAATAACTCCTGCGACTTGTGTATCAACATAATTTTTTGTCGCAGCATCTTGTGCAGAACTAGGATCAGTAACGTTGGCAATTGTTGTGCCTGTAACGTCTAGTGTACCGTTAACAGTTACATTGTTAAATGTAGATAAGCCAGAATTTGCAGTTACATTACCTGTCACATCACCTGTCAAATCACCACTAACATTACCTGTCACATTACCTGTAACCTGACCTGTTAAAGCTCCTGTAAAACCTGATGAGGCTGATACTGTTGTGGCCGCTACAGATGATGGAGTTGTTGCACCAATAACAGTACCATCCACTGCACCGCCATTAATATCAACACTTGCAAGAGTGGCTTGTCCAGATGACGATATAGTTGTAAAGCTACCTGCATCAGCACTAGAAGCACCAATACTTGCACCATCTATAGTACCTCCATTGATGTCTATGTTGGAAAAAGCAGCACTACCAGTTACAGATATAGAATCAAAATGCCCTACACCATCAATGTGTATGTCTTTAAATTTTAAAGCCGTAGTACCAATGTCTATATCATCATCAGTTACAGGAACAATAGCACCGTCTTGAATACGTAATTGCTCTACTGCAGCGCCACCAACCTCACTAAAAAATCCTATACGGTTATTACTAGTATCTATTACAACTTTATTTAATGCGTCTGTGTCAGCAATAAGAGGAACAAAAGCACCCTCTGTAGAACTACCATCATGCCTGTGACCACCTGATAAAGCAAAAGCATCTCGTATTGCGTTATACTCTGCGTTTACTGGTGCAGCTTTAATAACCGCATTTGCGATAATGTCAGCTACTGATTGTCTTGTATAACCTGCCATATTATAACCTGTCTCCTACTCCAAATGTAACCACTAGACCTTGGATACTGTGTGATGCATTGGAATCATTAGTTACGAATTTTAAAGATGCGGATTTACCTGATCCTGATATATTAGTGCGTTGCACTGGTGATGGATTACCATCGTAAATTGCTGTACTATTATATAGCGCCTCATTGTAAAATGCTGCAGCACCTGTAGTAGATAAATTAAAGTTTGTCGGATTAAGTGTGTCTACATCTTCGTAGTCGTATACAGCCGACATTACAATAGAATTATCACCTTCTGATCTAAGATAAGTTGCTACAGTGTAAAATATCTTGCGTTGCTCTGGGTCTTGCATGTGAAAGAAAGGAGTTTGAAACAAACTAAATATATCTGTTCCTGCAAAGCTAGTACCTTGTTCTTGCCTATACACTTTACCTGTGTTGTCACCATGTATTACAAACTCGTTTTGTCCTATGTAACCACTATCTGCACACGTAGCTGTAATACCTAGTAACTGCCCATACTCAAACTGTAATCCATTTGGTGTTTGTCTAAACCCACCTATGACACCCTGTGAGTCTGCTGCACCAAAGAAATACCTAAACTGCGTCTTTTGTTTTATAGTTACAGCATTAAGACTGTTAAGATCAATGTCAAAAACAATGTCTGTAAATATAGACTGAATATCTTTTGATACTGTTTCTAAATTTACATCACCTATCTTTGCTGTTCCTGAAATTGGACGTAAGCCATCTTGAGATAAGAATAGTAAATCACCACCAATTTCTATGACGCTATCTGTAGCTAGGCAACCAAGATCGTCTGTTACAGTTTGTAATACAAAGTTAGCTAGTGCAGTTCCTCCTAACTTTTTAATATTAGTTGACCCAAATATAAACAACTCGTTTCTAAAGGATCTGATAGCAACTATAGGAAAACCTACGTTTATTACACCTGCACCGTTACCTGCTGTAAAATCTGTTTCTGCTAAAGGCGCACTAAAGAATAGCTTAGTTGGATGTGCAGGATCACCTGCTAAGAATAGATGATTTTGAAATACTGCAGAGAACTTAGGATCTGTTGGTGCATCTGAATGTGTAATCTGTGTGTATGTTGTTCCATCATATGTTGCTGCAGGATTTACACCGTCAGTCAATACAACTTTTGGTGTGCCAAAGTTAAACCTTGAAAACCTAATCTTGGTCACACCTGTCATTGTAGGTGAGCCTGTAGTGGTTACAGCATTCCAAGAAGAAGTAGAATTACTCCAATGATGTAAATAATTATTACCTGTTGATGGTTTTCTACAAGCTAAGATACCATCGTTTATTCCATCTGCTACACATACACCTAACACAGGTGTGTTTGCTTGGCCTGTTACTGTACCAAAGTCGTTAGAAAAGCCACTTATCTTTCTGTAGCCACCAGTAACAGCAGGTTCATAGTTAATCAAAGATATAGCTGATCCAGGCTGTGTCTCACCCTGAGAAAGCACATCCCTACTAGTGTTAAGCCCTCCCTGACAGAAGACTTTGAAGGAAGCTAGATTATCAGCCATTATATACCGCTAGTAAAGGAACTTGTTCTTGAATCACCTACAACAGTAGAGCGTACAAATAAAGTATCATCAAAGGTAACTCTACGCATTGTCTTGATGCCATCTTCAAAATTATTCTGATGCATAGCAGCACTCTGTTCATTGCTACGGAAGCGCATCATAAACATCATAGCACCATCTATAACTACATGCTTAAAACGATCTGGTATAATAGCTACATCGTTAAAAGCAGTTAAGTCTGTAGGAAATCTCCAATACACATACTCTATTTCATAGGCTGCATCAGGTATAGGGCTAACACCAAAAGAATTTCCTAATGTTTGATACACTAGTGCAGGAGGTCCATCTCCATTTACTTGATCACCTGTATCATCTGATGGACGTACATTCTGTATGTACTGCTCATAAGATATAGTGCTTAATGGCATAGGACTATTGTTTTCGGAGGATAGTTTCTTAAGATAGAATGTATCCCAATCTGTGCTAGAGTAATCTGCAGGAAAAGCGTATTGTCTCGTACCTACACTAAGGGTCTGTGTAAAAGTTGTTTTGAGGAAAGGCCATTCCTGACCATCCTGTAGAATAAGTCTAATGCTACTATTAACTGCATCTTTAGCTAGAGCTTGTACGTTTCTCACAGAGTCAAAGCCATCACCTGCAATATCAAGTGTAACCTCGTTCAAGCGTCTTAGCAGTTCATTTACTAACGTAACATAAGTAGCCATAGAGTTATCCTACTGTTTTATACGCTGAAGGGCAAGCTTGACATAGCTCGCCCAACAGTATA